AGTTTCAATTCGTGAACACGAATGGCCGGCTGTAGGTGAATGGATGTGGGAAAACAAAGAATACTATAACGGTCTTTCAGTACTTCCTTACGATGGAGGAACTTATATTCAGGCTCCCTTCGAGGATTGTACAAAAGAAAAGTACGAAGAACTTATGGCAACACTTGAAGATGTTGACTTATCCAAAATCGTAGAGGCAGATGATAATACAGATTTAAGTGGAGAAGTTGCATGTGCAGGTGGTGCTTGTGAAGTAACATTAGTTTGATGGAAAACAATAAAAAAATAAAAAGGGAGAAGTCGAAAAAACTTCTCCCTTTGTATTATATGGAGGGTACATACAAAGTTTTCACCGAAGAGTTTCATTTAAGGAGAGGACATTGTTGTGGGAATGGTTGTCAACATTGCCCATACGAACCAAAATATCAAAAGGGCAATACTTCAATAAAAAAATAATCCAAGTATATTTATGACATATGGCAGATGGGATTACATATGGTATAAATTTTCCATTCAGAGACTCTCTTCGTGGTGACTACCTACAGTTGACGGAAACAGAGGCTAAAGAAATTAAAGCAGACCTTATACATTTGTTATTGACAAGAAAAGGTTCACGTTATTATCTCCCTGATTTTGGTACAAGACTCTACGAATATATATTTGAACCATTTGACGGATTAACTTTTGATGCGATTCAATCTGATATCAGAGATGCGGTTGAAACTTATATGCCAAACTTACTTCTTAATAACATTACAATAACACCTGCTGACCCATTAGATGAAGTTGCACTCTCTGAAGGTATTGCTACACCTGGAACTCCCGAATCATCAATTTTCAGAGTCCCTGGTAAAGGTACTTCTGAGTATACTGCTGTGGTTAGAATAGATTATTCTAATAATCGAGGTGTATTTGAACAAAGTGATTTTGTTATAATCAATATTTAATATAAATGGCTAATAGACAGATTTCATATACAGTAAGGGATTACCAAGCACTTCGTGTCGAACTACTTAACTACGTCAGAACTTATTATCCAGAGTTGATTCAGGATTTTAATGATGCTTCTGTTTTTTCAGTCTTCTTAGATTTGAATGCGGCGATTGGAGATAACCTTCATTATCATATTGATAGAAGTATCCAAGAAACTGTACTACAATATGCACAACAAAGGTCTTCAATATTCAACATTGCAAGAACTTATGGTTTGAAATTACCTGGTCAAAGACCATCTTTAGCCTTAGTAGATTTTTCTATAACAGTACCGGCTTTTGGTGATAAAGAAGATGAGAGATATCTCGGAACACTTTCGAGGGGTTCACAAGTCTTAGGTGCCGGTATAGTGTTTGAAAACGTTTACGATATAGACTTTGCATCACCCTATAACGCTCAAGGATTTCCTAACAGATTAAAGATTCCTAACTTCAACGCCAATAATGTTTTAATAAATTACACAATCACGAAAAGAGAACTCGTTGTTAATGGATTGACGAAAGTTTTTAAAAAAGTTATAACTCCAAATGATGTGAGACCTTTTTACGAGTTATTCTTACCTGAAAAAAACGTTTTAGGTATAACAAGTGTGCTTTTGAAAAGCGGAACCGATTATACAAATGTACCAACGGTGGCTGAGTTTTTGGGTGCAAATAACAGATGGTACGAAGTTGATGCTTTGGCCGAGGATAGAGTTTTTGTTGAAGACCCAACCAAAGTATCGGACCAACCTGGTATAAAGGTCGGAAGATACATACAGACCCAAGATAGATTTATTACAGAATATACACCTGAAGGGTTCAAGAAAATAACTTTCGGAGGAGGAACAAATACAGCCCAAGATGCTCTAAACCAATTCACAACTTTAGGAACAACTTTAGACCTTCAGAAGTATTCCAATAACTTTTCACTTGGTTCGACACTTACGGCAAATTCTACAATTTTCATTCAATATAGAATAGGTGGTGGATTAGCAACCAACTTAGGTACAAATGTTATCAATTCAATTGGGACGGTATCATTCTTTGTGAATGGCCCTTCTGAAGCCACCAACTCGAGTGTGGTCAACTCACTGAGATGTAACAACGTTACGGCTGCGATAGGTGGTGCGGGAGTTCCTTCATTAGAGGAAATTAGAAACTATGTTTCTTTCAATTTTGCGGCTCAAAAAAGAGCGGTGACAGTTCAAGATTATGAATCTCTGATAAGAAACATGCCGCCTCAGTTCGGTGCTCCAGCTAAAGTTTCAATTACAGAGAACGATAACAAAATTGTAATTCAGATTTTATCTTACGACACAACAGGTAAGTTGACTCCGATTGTTTCTAACACCTTGAGACAAAATATTGCAACCTATTTATCAAACTATAGAATGATGAATGATTACATATCAGTAATCACTGCCGACGTTATTGATTTGGGTATTGATGTTCAAGTTGTTTTAGATTCTGCACAAAACTCAGGACAGGTAATTGCTGACGTAGTAGATAAAATCTCAGCATATTTTGACCCACAAGTAAGACAACTTGGTCAAAACGTAAATCTATCTGAGTTGAGAAGTATTATCCAAAATCAAAATGGTATTTTGACAGTTGCAAATATTGAGGTTACAAACAAAGTCGGTGGACAATATTCATCCGCAGAAACTTCGATGGAATATATTGACCCTGAACTCAAAATTATTGGACCTGTTGACGACACAATTTTTGCTCAACCTAACCAAGTATATCAAGTCAGATTCCCACAAAAGGATATCAAAGTATCGGTCAAAAACTTCCAATCAATTACATTCTCATAATTTATTTATTCAATCTGAGTCTTATGATTAGATAGTGTGTGTACTTAAAAAAATACACATAAACTATTTATTGAATAAAGTCTTTTGATGGGTGACTCATACAGAATAAAAACCGAGATTGGTATAAGCCAAACAATTAATTTAGAGCTAACTCAGGATTTCGAGTTTTTAGAAATACTTTCGCTGAAAATACAACAAGCCGACATCTATAATAGAAATTGCGCGGATTATGGCGTAATAGTAGGAAGAGTTACCGCGAACAATGGATTTGGTATCCCTAATGCGAGAGTTTCAATTTTCATACCCATAACAACTGTCGATGAGTCGAATCCTGTTGTCACTTCAATATACCCTTACAAATCTCCAGAAGATAAAAACGAAGATGGATTTAGATATAATCTCTTACCGTATGAGAAATCATATTCAAAACATGCTGCTACGGGTACTTTTCCATCAAAAAATGATGTATTAACTGGTAAAACTGCGGTTGAAATCTACGACAAGTATTACAAGTTTACAACCAAGACAAATGACAGCGGTGATTATATGATAATGGGTGTGCCTCTTGGTATACAGAGAGTTGTAATGGATGTTGACTTATCTGATATCGGAGAATTCTCTTTGACACCACAAGATTTAATTAGGATGGGTATAGCAACACAAGCTCAAGTTGCTGGAAATACTTTTCTTACATCGAATGATTTGGATTCTTTACCTCAACTAATAACAATAAATAAAAGTTTAGAAATCTCTCCGCTTTGGGGAGACCCTACGACCTGTGCAATAGCAATCAATAGACTTGATTTTGACCTTAGACAGGAAGCCGATATTGATATTCAACCAACTGCAATTTTTATGGGTTCAGTCTTCTCTACCTCAAACAAATTTAGAGTAAGAAAAAATGCTAAACCGAGAGATAACATGGGTAACTTGTGTAAACTCGAAACAGGACCCGGCCAAATTATTGCTCTCAGACAGACAATAGTACAAGATATAGATGGAAACCCGGTCATAGAACAACATCAATTGGAACAAAACGGAAATGTAATTGATGGGGATGGAACTTGGATATTAGAATTACCCATGAATTTGGAGTATTTGACAACTAACCAATTTGGAGAAAGGGTTATTTCTTATGACCCAACAATAGGAATACCAACTAAAGCCAAGTATAGGTTCAAAATAAAATGGCAACAATCAACTTCACTTACAGCTCAAACTAGAAGACCAATCTATATAGTTCCTAACGTCAAAGAATACGGATGGGTTAGTCCCGCTGCTGACCCATATAATAGTGGTTCAAGTAGTTTGGAAAAACAATTGGCAAGTTCTTATTATTTTGGTTTGGCTTGGTCAGGTTATACTGATGGATTTGTTGGCCAACAAAAGACCGAGAGACTTGATGAAATTATCAATTGTGAAGATACATTTTACGAGTTCAAGTTCAATAGAGTTTATACAGTATCAGGATTCATCGACCAATGGAAAGTTGGTGCTAGGGGTAGATTCATAGGTATTAAAGAAATAGACGACGACAGTTGTGAGGATTCAATCAATAAGTTTCCTGTAAACGACGGCTTTAGAAATTTTGACCTACTATTTTTTTTATTTTCAATTTTATTTACAATAACTCAGTTCACATTGTTACCTCTTTTGATAATTGCACACATTATCATCGGATTATATGCTTTGGTGATAGGGGTTATATGTGCAATTTGTAGCATCAAGATTCCAATTATAAACGTTAGGCCTTTTAAGTTTATCTGTAACGTATTTCGAATTAAGTGTTCAAGAAAACAATATACAATCAGGCTTCCCATGATAACTTACCCGGAATGCGAAACTTGTACTTGTAGGGACGGCGAATTACTTGATAAGGCATTATTAGGTGGAACAAATGGTGTGTTGTCTTATGTTTCAGACCCTTCGAGTTATTTCAGTAATGTTCAAAGTTACGTGGGGGCTCGCAATTTACAAGAAAACGTTCAGACTCAATCATTACTTTATATTGATGCGATGGCTGGAAATGCCGACGAAGTTGAAAATGTTGGACTTTTCAAAACCCCAAAATCAAGTGTGCAGAGATTGGCTTCAGACAATAATAGATACTTTGCTTGGTCAGACGGACTTACTTTAGGAGAAAGAATAAATCTTTACAACTCTAGAGACTACTATTTTGATGGTCTTAATAAAATCAAAGTTACATTTAATCAACCTGACAATATCGGAAGATTCCACTACGATAACACAATCACTGTCTTGTCAAACCAACTATATGAACCAGGAGATTTACTTACAGCGGTCGACCCAATAACCACAACAGACATTAACTTTTTATACACGGCAATGACCGCGAATGGAATATTTCAAGGTATAACTGGAACCTCGGTTACTGGTGGACAATCCATAACAGTAAATTACGCTTCATCACAATTATCAGATACGTCCGTAGTTTATAACCTTAATACAGGTACAACTATAAATCGACAGGTTTATCCTATGGACAGAGAATATTTTCAAGTTGTTACTGCAATTACAGTGTCAGAAGCTGCAAAAATATGGAACTCTGGAACTACACAAACATTTCCGAACGTGTTGGGTAAAACACATAAACTGATGTTAATGAGACATAGAGATTTCCCATTACCTGGTTATGAAAAAATTGTTGAAGAGTTTTGGAGCCCTTATGAATTTTTTGATAATATGAGTGAACAATACATTCTAATTCTTCAAAGAGGAGTTGACCCATATTCTCCAAAATTTACAAATCAATATTCAATCGGAAAAATATTAGGTCTTACTGAAAATGACATTACATTTACTGCATCCACAAGATTGAATATCCCAATTCAAAAATTGAACTCGAACACTACTTCGGTTCAAGTGATGAATCAATCCAATACTTTCTATCCCTCATATTTTTTCACACCAGGAGAGTTCAGTGGGTTCACATCTTCTACAGTTGGTTATTACGGCGCCAGAGATGCAAATAATCCATCTGGAAACGTAACAATTACACAATTGAATGGTGTAAGGTCATGTGTTACAAGAACATGGAATAATTTTGAATTCGGGGGAGGTGAAGATGCGGACAAATACAGTACTTCAGAAGACTTGTCGGGAGGAGGCTATTTTTATTTAAATCTTAATGTGGGTCTTTGGTTCGAATATTCTGATGTGAATATATCATATAAAAGTCCTGTATTATACCCTCAGTTTACAGGTAATCCGATGTCAATTAGTGTCAAAACAAATAATATATTCAGAAATGATAGATTACCTTCATCTGACCAATTGAATGCAATTAGTTGGGACTCAGCTGCCGTTCCATTACTACAACAAAATAACAATTTTACTTTCTATACGATACCTGAATTGGATAATCCTGAGGGAATACCAGGATATACGACAGGGGCACAACAAGTCCCACCTGACATAGAAGATGAAATAGGTGCAATCAATGTATTAGAAAGTTTCAATTGTCAAACGATGGTATCCCTGAATTGTTATCAAGGTTTTGGGACTAGTTTTCAAGTAAATCAAAGCTGCACTGAAACTGATAACGTTGAAATAGGTTGTTATC